TTTTTTTTTTTCAAGCAGAAGACGGCATACGAGATCATGCCTAGTCTCGTGGGCTCGGAGATGTGTATAAGAGACAGCTGCCACCCAGCACCAGGGTTTCAGAGCGTAATTTCCCCCAGCGAATTTGCAGGCGGCGTTGAGTGTCAGACACAGACTCACCGCCACATCAGGATCCACAGGGTCGCCAGGAACCTCTACGCCCAGATCGAATATGTAGTCCTTGATATACCGCAGAATCTCCTCTGGGTAGCGCCGCACTGTGTCCACTGTCCAGCGCTCTTCCTGTTCCGCCTCCTGGCTCTGGAGCGACGTCAGGTATCTGTCAGCCCGCATAGCCACAGTGTAGATTGGCATTAATATCGAGGTCAATACCCAATGTCAATGCCAGTTATAATCCGGTTATGCAATGCCCGATCTGTAGAACAGAGTTCGACCCCACTGTGCACCATGGCGGCTGGCAGAAGCGCTATTGCAGCCGCCGGTGCCTGTCAAAATCGGAAACCTACCGGATGCGCATCAATTACATCCGTCGCCATGCAGTGTTCCTGTTCCGCATGGCGTACCAGATGCTCACCGAGGCCAAGCAGCTAGTGGATTCCGTGCCCGGCCATGAAATGGGCCTGCGCTTCCCGGCCCATCAGGAGCTCTGGGACTGGTACCACAAATTCAAATGGGAAGGCGATTCCGTATTGGTAACCAACGCCAGTATCACTACTCACGCTCCGGATTCACGCCGCCGAGCTTCTCGACGCGAGGGCCCCGTGGTGAATCCGAATTCTGATTCTGACTCCGCACCGGAGCTCGATGTGAATCCGAATCCTGAGCCTGATTCCTGCTCTGAGATCGACGCATGAATTCCGGGCGGTCCAGCAGCCCGGCGTCGTAAAGTAGATCCCCGTATTCCTCATCGATTCTGCGTTTCGGCAGCGGAATGTTCGGGTTGTTCCACTGCGTGCCCGCCATCCCGTCCAGCGCCGCTGCTACTCCATCATCAATGTTGTCGGCAAGCTGCTCCAGCAACTGCAGCGACGTGAACATCAGTTCCACGTCCTGATTCCGTTCTCGCAGTACAACCAGTGTCGTGTGTCGCCGACGGATCACAGCGGCCACGCGTGGATTCGTAATCAGTACTCGCATGGAATGCCACCTTTCAATCTCACTATTCGCATTGAATGCCGCTACTCGCATTCAATTTCTGTTTTGCTTCCCTGACATCAAGCACCAGATAGTCGGTCACATCCTCACTGCGAGCGATGATCTCCGGACTCACGCCGTTCTCGATCAGCTTCTGTTTGCTGATCGTGCGCCGCTCCTGACGTCGCAGTGAGATGTTGTAAGCCTCGTATCTGGTTTTGAATACGGAATTCGCTAAGAGGATATTGGTCAACACCTCCTTAGCCGCATTCATTTTCTGTTCCAGTTCCCGGACCTGGTTCCGCAAGTCCAGATACTCAATCAGTCTCCGCTCTGCTTGCCTCCGGTCCGACTCCGGAATCGATGCATCATATCGAATGTCTGTAATGGTCTCCATTCTGATCTCCGTTCTCATTTCAGTTCTCCCCACCGCTCGGCCACCGAATACGATGCGCTGTGGGGTACCCTCAAATCCACGCAGCCGATCATGATATCTCTGAGATCGACCGCAAAACGTTCTGCGCAATCCTCACTCACTTCAAAAACCAATTCATCGTGAATTTGTAGCAGCGGCATCACAACGTAATTCTGCCGTCGGTAGCGTTTCACCAATTCCATCGCCTCGGCCATGGCGAGTTTGATAATGCCCTGGGCGCTGGATTGAATGGGCATATTCCCGGCTTCCCGGACGGCCTTCCTAGCAATCCTGGGAATATCGCTCATCGCCGCTGGCAGCATGCGAACCCGACCAAACATGTCCCACACCATGCCGCGAGTGCGAGCGCGGGATTCCTGCTCTCGCATCCAGTTGCGAATTCCAGGGTAAGCGTTGAAAAACCCGCTGATGATACCCTCGCAGGTCTCTATGCTCAGCACCGGCCCACCCTGGTCTACGATATTCCATTGCGCTCCCGGCGCCGTTTGCCCATAGAGAATGCCGAATCCTACGGTCTTCGCTGGCAAGCGCTTCTGCTGCTTGAATTGCTTCCAGTCCCGGCGCTCGTCTTCGGTCCAGACAACCGTTTCCCCATTATCCTCGCGCTTGGCCATCTTCGACAGCCGCATGTAGTATTGCTTCTCCGATTCCGACATTGGGAATGCGGAGAACACGGTGAGAGTATGAATGTCGATGCCCTCACGGAATGCACGGAGCATGTTCTCATCACCGCTAAGATGTCCTGCCAGCACCATCTCGATTTGGCTCAGGTCGCATGATATCAGCAGATTGCCGGGTGCGGAGCGGAAGCAGTTGCGAATCTCAATGCCGGTCTTGGTGCGGGCGGGAATGTTTTGCAGATTCGGATTCTCGCTGCTGAGTCTCCCCGTCTCAGTACTCGTATGCCGAAACGTGGTGCGCAACCGACCTTCCGCGTTGAGCATCTGCGGCAGCTTGGCGACGTAAGTATTCAACAGCTTTCGCAGCTCCCGGATGCGCAGGATCATGTCCACCGCCGGGTGCTGACCACGCATCGAACGCAGCAGCTCGCTGTCCATGCTAATCTGACCACTGCGAGTCATCTGGAATCCCAGAGGCGCGGACAATCCCAGCTCCCGGATCAGCAAGCTCCGTACGTCATCACTGCTGGCGGCGTTCACTTCCCGCCCAACCTCGATCGCCAGTCTCTCATTCAGATCCGCGATCTCAGCGTTCAGCACGACTTCCAGTTGTGCAAACCGCTCCCGGTCCGCCAGCAAGCCGTGACGATGAAACTCGTAGATCATCGGCAGGCATTGCAGATCCAATTTGTATACATTGGCGGGGTCAGGATGATCTACGATCCTCACCCCACCGTACAGTGTGGTTCTCATTGCTCACACTCAGTATCGGAATTCACAGCGGCATTCCGGAACTGCCGCAGATATTCATTGCGCTTGTGCCGCCGCACTCGCCTAGCGGCATCAGCGCCATCGGCAATAGACAGCAGCACTGCCGCTAGAATCCGGCACAGAGTAGGGCTGGCGGCGATCAGTATCAGCAACGCCGTCAGAATCACTCCTAATCCGTCAAACAGCGGCTTCAGCGAGTCCAGATACATCAGCATGGCTGAAGCCAGCGCAATAGCCGAAATCGATCCGAATATCAATCCTGCATTCATATTCCCTCCTTCACATTCACATTCACATTCACAATCACTACTCGCATTCACTATTCGCATTCACATTCACCTCTGACGCCGCAACCAGTTTGGATTGCGGGCTTTGCTGTCCTCCGCCGCTACCGCCCAGTCTCGTATCAAGTCCGGATGGTGTTTCTCGATGTACTCTCTGAGATTGTGCGCCGTATCTGAGGATACGGTGACGTTGGCATCATGAACGATATAGTGCATCCTGGAGTAACTGATGCCCATGATGGAAGCCAGATCCTTTCTCGACACACCGCGCCGCAGCAGCTCATTCACCAGAGAATGGATGTTGTGACTACATTTCCGAGTGCGGCTGTAATACTGCTCCACCGCCAGCAACCAGTTGCGCATTTCGGATTCTTCCATCGGAGTCCGAATCGCTCCGAGCTCGATTTTGCAGTGTGGCAGCACATCCAGATTCATCCGCATCATCGCTCCTAGGTACATGTCCAGTACGCGACGCGCGGAATCATCATCGCCAAGCACAATCAGATCCGCTCCATGCTCCGACTTTCGAATCTCCACTTTGGTGTTGATGTAACTGGTGATCGTCATTTCCGATTCTCCTCATTGGTTCCTACATTCACTTCTGATTCTCTTCATCAGTTCTCATATTCACTTCCTTACTCAGCACGGACCACAGCCTCAGTGTGGCATCCGCATCGCGGCAGGCGTAACGGATTACGGCATCCGGAGAGCAGCAGCGGATGTCAGGATGAGGAGCGCCTGTGAATTCCGAAGCTAGGGTGAATGCAGAATCCGAACCTGATTCTGCCAGCCGGATCAGCTTTCCCAGTTTCTTATGGATTTCCATTACCGGGCTGCAATCAAGCAGCAGCTTCTGCACTTCCTTCAGCGCTCGGTCCTGCTTCTCATCCTCGCTGTGGATAACCCACTGAGGAGCATGCTGCTCGTAGGCGCTCCAGATATCGGCTATGTGATCCGCAATGCGCTTACGGTAATGCGACAGAGTCTCGCTGCGGCCACGGACGAGGATCTCCATTTCCGTGCCGTATTCCCGATTCGGAATCACCATCGGGAATTCGAATTCCAGCCGCGTCTGCTCCCGTCGGGCCCACTCCGCCAGGGATTGCATGATATGAGGTCGAATCGCCTCATCGTAATCATGCATCTCCATACCCAGCAGAATCCGCGACAGCGGCTTGAGTCCAAGAGGCAATGTGCGCAGCGAGTAGGCTGCGAGCATCGTATCGTGAATCTGAACGTGATCCGGAATCTCAATGCCGCTGCGGTTGAGATAGTCCACATCATAGGGTGCATTGTGGAATACGAGCACGGATGCACGCTGCAGCACAGCCCGCATCACATCCCGATTCCAGGTACAGAACGCCACGCCGGGAGCAGTGGCCCAACTCATCACCACTACTTGATCCTCCGCCGTTTCCGTATCGACTGCCATCACCGGAGCGGTTTCGATTTCCGATTCCGACTCCACCTTGCGGTAGCGAGCTTCGATATCATCTATCGGCGCTGTTCCAGTTCTCAGGATTTCTCCCGCTACGGAAAACGACAACATGATGCTCAGCATGATCTTGGAGATGCGTCCTTCGGACCGCATAGCCGCCGCTGGGTGATAGCTCGGCACAATCCACATGGCATGCTCCGAGCTCCAGTGCGGCACGGCGCATAGATCATCCATACTGCCAGTGAGACCCAACCTATGCGCCGCAATCTTGCCCAGAGCGATGGCTACGGTAGCAGGACTCGACGCCAGTTCCTGATCCAGATAGCAGGATGCGCAGTGGTCAATCAGCTCCTGGCTGGGGGTTCTGGCCCCACGTTGTAGATCCGGCATGCACTTCACCACATTGGTTACCAGCACCTGCTCCCGCTTGCGATTCGCATAGGGCAAGTAGAGCTGATTCAGCATCGCACCGCTGTCGCCGCAGAATGGGATGCCCTTCTCATTTTCCGTTTCGCCGGGGGCTTCGCCAATGATGATCAGATCCGACTTGGGATTCCCCGAAGCAGGAACCACTGTGGAATTCCTCGGGCACAATGAGCTTTGATAATACTGGCACTGATGACTGCGAATTCTCGATTGTGACATTCAGTCCCCCTCGTTGATAACCGTTCTGACTTTCCTAGCAATACCCTTTCCGATGCCTGGAATCTGCATCCAGTCCTGCTCGTCGGCTTCCGCCATACGGCGGATGGTGCGGAACGCCCGCTCCACATCCCGGCTGCGCTCCCAGCCGATCATGGGCAATTGCACCGCCACCCGGCGCAGGGTGCTAGGGGCCACCAGCAGCGTGGACCTGGGATCCGGAGTGTAAATCACTTTGTGGCTCCCATGCTCATCCCAATCCTTCTGCCACCACTGCTGCAATGTCATGAGCAGCATCGCGGTTTCGATTTCACTGCTCGATCTGCGCACCAGCACTCCAATGCGCGTATCCAGCGACGTGAGATAGGATTCGTAATCCCGCCACATGAATTTCTGCTGGCCAACTCGAACATCAGTCCACTTCCCATAGCGGAACTGCTGCAAGATTCCGGAATGCGGATCCGACCGCACAATCCCCTCGACAATAAGGTATAGACGTGCATACTCCACACTCATTCCCGGAAGCTGATGCCCGCACAGACGTCCAGTGCGCATGCTCTGCAGCAGATCCGTTACGGTTTTATACTCAGCTCCGATAAGGCAGGGTCCGTGAGGGCCATTCCCACTCCAGCAGGCGTCTCCATATTCTAGGCGGCGAAGTTCACACTCCGCGCCCAGCTTACGCAGCGGCTCCAGAAGCTTGGAACTGCCCTCGCGGTCGTCAATCCAGATCATAGCTGGAAATCAGTTTCCCTTCCGCTCCGACTTCATCCATCACCGTATTGCAGACTTCGAAAAGGAATTCCGCAATCCGCTGTTTGGTTTCGTAGTCCACGTCCAGATTCACTTCCAATCTCCGAACGCGGTCTCCGATATAGACAGTGAGATGCTTTCCCAGCCACTTGCAGTGTAGATTCAGGTTGCTCCAACGCGCAAACTCCCTCTCCTGTCTGTCCATATACTCACTGACCAGGTCCATCACTTTCTCAGCCAGTTCCCGACTGCAATCGCGGATTGCACCCACCTCGTAACCGCAATCATCATAGAAAGCGGCTGTTCCATCCGGAAACAAATTCATATCCATCTCATTCCTCCATTGTGATAGTGAACTCGAATCATCAATGCGAATATCACTACACCTCCGGTGCTGTCACGCCGTCATCCCAGTTCTCAGCATCAGTTTCCGGCAACGCTTCCATGGCGATTGCCGGAAACAGCGCCATGATGCCGCTGAACACGCTGCCGTTGAGCACTGTAGGCCGGTATCGAGAATCCACAACATGAGTCTGGAATTCCACACCGCCGCCCTCGAGCTTCACGGTGATGTGTTTGACAACCAGGTCCACAATGTACCCGAAATCCGCGAATCCAGCACGTTCCCATTCTCCGGTCCAGGAGTCCACGCCGTCTTTATTGGTCTTGTAGACCTTCTTGACCTTGTGGATCCAGATGCTATTCTTGCCGCTCGCAGCAGCCTTATTCAGCAGCGCCCGGAACTCGGCATTCACCGGGCCGTAGTTGTGCGGCATGACTTTGGCCAAGCGCCCGAATCGCGCCAGGCGCAGCAGTTCCCAGAATTCGGTTGCGGTGTCGATTACGATGCTTCGAAACTGCTTTGAGGTCATGGCCTCATAGAGTGCTCCGGCTACAGCATCCCAAGCCTTCTCATAGGCGTCGATCTTCAGTCCCACAGGCGGCACAGTGTGCTGGAACAGCAGGATCTCTTTTCCCGCACGCTGCCACTGCCTGACGGCGCTTTCCGTACCGGCGTCGGAACTGATTACCGCTATCGGACCCGGCGCCGACAGCGCCCAGAACGTCTTGCCACGCTTCTCGTGACCGTAGCTGCACACTGTCAGCCAGGATTGCTCTGTGGTTTCTAGTTTTCGAAAGTAGCTGCTATTGCTGCCACTACTCATATCTCACCTCGCAGCGCCATGTAGTTTCTGATTCCGCTACTCATATCTCACCTCGCAGCGCCATCATGATCCGCGACAGCAGCCCCGCCTCATGCCATCTCCGCTCCCGCATCAGGTAGCGGAACACGACCTCGTCCAGCTTCATTCCGGAGTGCAGTCCAGCGTCAATTTCCGTTGCGTAGTATTTCCTGAGAAACAGGGAAATTGACTCCACCACACGCTCTGCCTCCCAAACTCGGTTTCGGTCATTGGTGAGCTGCGCCAGCTCGGATTGCGCCCAGCGCTTACTGCTCTCCAATTCCTGTATATGCTTCTCAAGCTCCTGCATCTGAGCTTCGAGCCTCGACATCACGTCTTGAAGCTCGTTATTCTCCTGCACAGTCTGTTTGAGTTTTGACATCACGTCATGAACTTCACTATCCATGCTCACTCTCCTTTCGCTAAATCGATATACGGTTCCAATATGTTCTTCCACGTCTGTTTCAGCTCCTCAGGGCTGTACTCGACATCCCAAATCGCTAATTGATACTGCCGTCCGATATGGAGCACATGCATTCGGGCTCGAGTCCACTCACCCTCTCCCAGGCACCACAGGTACCCCTGCAGTTGCAGATTCCAGTACAGGTTCTCCGTAGGCGGCTTCACTGCCGACGTTGTGGTCTTGATCTCGTGCAGGATACGATTGTCGAGATCAATAGCATCTGGGGAGAAGTAGACCCGGTTGGAGAACAGGGTCCCAGGATGGTATATCGCATTGGGGATCCTGGGACCATACCAGTCCTCCCACGCTAAGCCCACCGCCATGCGCAATTGTGACGCCGCATCCGGAGTATCGCCGTAGGGATCCATATGGCAGGCCTGGAGGGCGGCCCGGATGACGCCTGAGAGGTGAACGCCTCTAGGTCTTCCGGGATCCCGGTCCGGCAACCGGAACTCGTAGTCAATCCGTTCCGCCCGCATCGCCGTTCCTAGAAGGGAACCTCTTCCGGCAACGACACCATGCCGTCCTCAACGCTGAAGCCGCGTCCAGCCAGGAATTCCGGTGAGCCCGCCAGAGAGATCACCGCTTTGCGCTCATCAGCTGGGAGCTTGTTCAGCCGCTTGATGAGCATCATCTGCAGGCTCTGGATCTTCATCGGCTTACCCGCATCCGAGAGCACGCTGAGAACCTCCGAGTAAGCCCGTTCTCGAAGCTCCTCATTCACTTCGGCTTTCGCTGCTGGCGTCGCTGGGGACTTCCCCGCTGCTTTGCCTTTGCCCTCACGCAGGATCTTGGTAACCGCGAGGTAGGTACGCTCCCGCGCCGGGCCCTCGGATCCCTTGCCGGTATTCAGGCTCTTCCAGGACTCCGGCACCGGCAAGCGCTTGATGTGCACCTGCATGCCGTCAATCACCGAGATGTCGCCGGAATCCAGCTTCGAGACGTCGAAGCCCTCCTTGCGCAGCGACTCCATGAACAAGTGGAAAACAGTGTCCTGATACGGCGTCTTGCCGCTCACTGACTCTACGGTTTTACCGTCATCGCTCGGCACAAAATCCGCGACCTTGCCAAACGACAGGTAATCGGTGTGGACGGCGCCGCTGTCATCACCGAGCACGCGGTAGTCGAGCTTGAGGGCGCACACCAGCCGCTGCGGGTCCGTGATGACGCCGTTGTAATCGTAAGTGGTGAACCGAGCGGACGTGATTTCCACGTCCACATCGGAGACAAGACCACCCTTTACAAAGGTGGTCGGGTTCAGACTGATAGGCATTGTTGACCTCCAAATCTAAAGTAGATATTGATACTCACACCAGCACTCACACTGGCGCGTGAATGCCACAAGCGGCATTCAAATTCTCTACAGCTTGGGGAGCGGATCCGGAAGCAGATGCACAGACTCGCTCTGCACCACACGCTTGCGGAACCACTGTGGAAAGATGCCCGGCCTGCGCTTGAATACGGACAGAGCGCAGCCGTCCACGACCAAGGTTTCGCAGCGATCATTGCGGTGGCGCAGTCCCCTACCGCACATCTGCACCAGATTCTGGGCCATGACGTACTGTGGGTATACTGGCCTGCTCTCTTTTCTCGCTGCAATCACCGGGTCGCTCAGGTCCGGAAACGGGGCCTTGAGAACCACTTGGAACTCCGCTTCCGCATCCGGGAAATCGTGTCCGACTCCGACGCTAGGACTCAGCAGCAGCGCTGGTCCTGAAAACAGTTTGTAATTCCGAATGGCCGCTGCAGCATCAGCGCCATTGGCATGCCACACTAGGTGATGCTGCACCTTGCCGCGCAGAAACTCGACCATTTGCATGGTGCGGTTGTAGCTTCCTGTATGGACGATGCCCTTGCGGTCCTGCCTCTGCTTGATCCAGTGCAGAGCGTGCTGCATGGCGTTCTTCAGATCCGACTTCTCACTCCTGTGATTGAGCACCGGATCCGGTAGCATGAACACGGGACCGTTCTCACTCGGGAACTCACTCTCGTAGTCATAGAGCGTGAATTCCCCAGGGGAGAGCCCCAGCAGATAACAGGTCTCTTTGTTGATAGTCGCCGAAACCAACGCTGTTTTCCAGCTCCCGAACAGCCACCGACGGGCGTAATCGGAAGCCCATACGGGGGATGCAAACAACGCTGCATCGGAATTCCCACGGCGAACAATAGCGCCGGTAGGGGGAAGCTCACTCAATCTGACGACCGCATCGTGCAGCGCCGCTGCTTTCCGAGCCGATTTCGGGTCCGATGCTGAGGATTCAAGCAGCTTTCGCACCTGAAGTTCGATCTTGACCGCCCATTCCGCCCACTGCTTCGGGCTGTCGGATTCCGGCGATGGTTCATAGCGCTGTAACTGAGATAGTTCTGATTGCGACAATCGCACGGAGCAGTGGCTGGTGATCATGTCCATTACCATATGGGCCTCGTCCATCACCAGCAGATCCACAGGGAACGCGATTCCGGATTTCCGCAGTGCAAACCACATAGCGTAATTGGTCACCACCGCCGACGCCCGCATCGCGGCTTCAAGCTGCTGCTGGTAGGGGCACTCCCGGCAATGATGACCCAAGCGGCGTGACAGTCCGCAGTCGAGTCCGGGATGATCATGGCACTCGAAATTACTAGCGCCTCTCAGATCCACCACCAGCTTAGGAAACTCTCTCAGGATCTGATTCTGTAGCGTCTTTGTAGCCGTCAGAATCACCATGCGTTCTGCGGCCAGCCTGCCCGCAGCGACGTAGGCCAGCGTTTTGCCTACTCCCGTAGGCGCTGCATGCACCGTGGTTTTCGCTTCCAGCATCGACAGCGCAATGCGCTCCGCCATTTGCGCCTGCTGCGGGCGCATGGCGGTGAACTTCGGAGGGAGAGACAGCTCTGAGAAGAACTTGGGGTCCTCGAACATTACTCCGCTACGAATTCCCGATACCGCTTGGACACAGATCTCCATTCCTCCTGAAACCTCCTCTTCCACTGACTGCTGTCACTCACCTTGTTTATGGCGTGGTCTATGTAGGCGATGTGCGACGCCAGCGTGGTCTTGTCTCCGTCTAGTAGCATTTGCTCACAATTCGAGCAGGCGAGCTCGACCGCAGTGCGGATAGCCTGCTCGTTTTCATAGTCCCGCATGACGCGGATGATCGCTTCGCAGGCGGAAATGGTAGTCACCACTCCCGGCGCAATGCGGTTCACAACACGCAGCGCCAGCACGATAGCGAATCGAATGAAGTCATCCGATGTCGGAAACGGGTATTGTTTCGACTGCACGAGCTGCTCAATCGCTCGCGCCACTGCCGGGGGAACGCGGGAAATGACTTTTGCGCTGTGACCTTTGGTGTCGGCGGCGGGTATATTCCACGCCTCCTCATCCATTTCCAGGTTCTCGACTCCGTTGATGGCATTAGCTATGACATCGAGAACCTTGGCCGACTCCTGACTGCGCTTTCTCATTGCGTGACTCCCGGGATGATTACGGACCTCACCGCAGCCCGCTCGAGCTCGACCTGCTCATCCGTTACACCCTTGTGGTTGGCCTTGAGCTCACCCTGCATGGCAGTGAGGAAATCCAGGTATGACGATGCCAGTTGCATCACTGCGGCGTGAATGTCGGCATCCGGGGGGAGATTGGTTATCGACTTGACTCTCTCAATCAGCTCCGCTACCGCAGTGAGTCTGGCTTCCAGATACTGCTTTCGCGCTTCGAGGATGGCTTTCGCTTGGTGATATGTCATATTTCCGCTCTCAGTTCCGATTCTCAGTTTAGAAACTAAAGCCTAGCCGCACTCAGCACCAGTGTCAATACTCTCAACATGTAGTGGCTCTCACTGAAAATCCACAACATGTTGTGTATACTGATGTCCATGAGAGGCCGCAAGCCCAGCTCGGAATTGTTCAGTGTAGTCTGGGCTGGAGTGCTCAACCGCTATACCAGAGCAGAACTTGCTAAGCGCTGTGGGATGAGTAGAATGAAGCTGTACCTACTGCTGGTGGGGAGACTGCCAATTCGCTGGGAAGACACGGCGGCGCTCAGCCGTGCGGTGGGATTGCCTGCGGATGAGATTCTGCGGCGGCTGCTGCGGATGCGGGGTGAGTATCAGAAATCAAAGTCGAGTGTGAGTATCAGAAGTCAAAAGTGATATTGAGCATCAGAATTCAAAGCTGATAGTGAGCATCAGGTACTGCTACTGACTACGATCTCGATAGGTTTGAGCTCACGGTAGCAGACTGTGCCTCGTGGGAAATGAGGCGGATCCGCATGGGGCGGCCCGGTCCAAGCATCCGTAACGATCTTCAGCCCCACATTGCTGACGTCGGTTTCATCATCGAAGCGGAGTATCAGATTGCGCTTAGGAGGCTCCATCTTGCCTCGGGCTAGGCACTTCAGCACCAGCCTGGAGTCCTGGCCCGCATAGCGCTTAGCCGCAGCGAGACTCGAGAATGCAAACAGCCCTCCCACCGGAGCTTTAGACCATTTCCCAATGCGGTACTCAACCGCGAGCGGGGAGTCTGGAGAGCACATCCGATTCCTTAAACCCAAAGTGATTACCACTTTGTAGACGACATCAGTGCCAGTGTCAGTAGCCATACCAGTATCAGTATTCGCCTTCCAGCGCCAGAATCCGCGCTGAATGCCCAGTATCATTGTTCGGCGCCGGAACTCACTATTACCTTCCCCAGCCGATTCCCATTCCAATCGCCACTTGTCGGTCCGAGAGACTGGTCTTGATAAGCCGTACCGGAATCACTAGGAACCAGCCCCTGCCCAGCGGAGCCATCACAGCGCCGCCTCCGGAATAGGAACCGCCTACATTATCACCGCTTGAAGCCACACCGGCATCCGCAGTGGCGTAGACCGTGAACGGTCCGAAGTGTTCCAATACCAGAGTGGCAATACCCGTGCGGAATGATACCTGGCTGAGGAACTTCGACGGCGACAGTGACGTCACCTCCGCCGTGCTGAAGCTGTAAACCCGATCTGCTACTTGTTTTGTGTAGCTGCCCCAGCCGTTGACTTGCGGCGCCGCGTATTGATTCCAGTTCACGCCGCCTGCGACGAAATCAGCGCCGAGAGCGAGCGTGGAAGCGAGAACGGAAAGCAGTAGTGGTTTCATGGCGATATTATAACTCCCTACTCCTCGTCAGCATACTCATCTTCACCGCTCATTGCTGACCAGTCTTGCATCAGTACTTCTTCATTCCAGTTATCCCACTCCTCTTTGGTCATAACATCCCATTCTCGAATCCTGATCTGACTGGCATGCATAGCAATCACTGCGGGGTAGCGGATATCCTTTTTGTGTCTGGGATCCACCATTACCCACTCTTCCGCTGTGTAGTTCACCAAATCGAATCCATGCTTCAGTAGCACGTCGCGAATCAGTTTGTTGCTAGCACGCTGGATAGCGCCGGTGTAAATCATCTTATCCCTGATCACCCAGTCCAGAATATGACGGTTACGGGATCTGGCAAGCACCTCCTCTACGACTTCCAGATGCCCCGGCGGCAGCTTATCCGGCGCTGCGGTCACATCCATATCGAATACCTTGTGGTACTCGATGTCACAAATGGCTACGAACCTACCATATCGCCGGGCATCGTCAATCGACAGAGCGAAGTGGAATCCGAAGTGTAGCTGGCCAGCTTCATTAGGCCGTTTCCGGTACTCCGTGAAGCTTTCGAACGGTTTAGGACTACCATGATAGGCTGTCAATCTCATTGCTACATTCACCTCCGGTATTCGATCCAGGGCTGCAGCGCCTCATTCAATTCCGCTACTGAACCCACATCTCGAATTGAGGATATGAGTTTACTAACCACACTGGGATTCTCATAGATTCCGAAGAAGTGTTTCGGTACTATGGCCTGGTCATCACATCCGGAATCGATGTCCAGCGCCACCCATTCCACAAAGAACTTGGCGTTCAGGTTACCCCAGGCGCGAGCCAGATTGCGTACTACACCGCCGACCACACGGTCGTTAAGCGCTGTAGCGCTCAGCGTCAATTCCAGCTCCGTCTCGCGGTACAGATACCTTGCCGCTGGGATAGCCGACTCGAAGAGCATGATGAACTGCGGTCCCTCTTTGTACTTGTACTGCTTGCCGGGCAAAAGCTCCGTATAGTGATCGCGTACACGCTTCCGCCAGGCGAGGTTGTTCTTCAGTAGGTACAGCGCGGCGACGGAATGGGACCACATGGATTTGGTGGGCATCGCCGCTCCCGCCTCAGGCATCTCGTACAGGTTGTACAATTTGCCATCCGCAAAGTATCCCCAGGAAGGGACGTCATCATCCGCTTCCCAGTATTCCGGGTTGACTCTCATAAGTGAAATCCTATCTCAAACTTGGTTTTCTGTACAGAATTCAGTGCCACTGGGGATGGACAGTAGGGATAGCAATACCGTCCTCAGTTCCGATTCTCAGTCCTCGCTATCGCTCTCAGCCACGAAGTTCGGATCTATTTTCAGATTCCGGGATTTCGATATGATATCTGCCATGGCTTGGATATGCGCCCGGCTCATGGTTTTCCGGTCCAGCGTGGCTACGAAAGTGGTAGCGCCTCGGTCATCCCGCAGCTGAATGGATAGCGTATCCTCAGTCACTACCAACTCACAGCGCTTACCCCACTCCAGCAGCAGACTCATGCTCGGTCTGTATCCGATGCGGCTGGGATCATGCCCTACGGCCCGCACTACCTCCCAGGCCGCGTACTTAGCTGAGTAGGGGACGGCGCAAGTGGAGATGGATTCAGCTTCCACATACGCAGCGAGATTGCGCTTGTACATAGCACCTCCAGTATCGGTTTTCAATTTGGACATCTGAGCTCTGGTGTCAACCCCGACTTGGACTTTCGGGCGCTGTTTTTGGACCCCAATAACATACCCGTTCTTCCACGTCAGCTCCAGATTCGGACCTGACTTGGACCTCTGAGCGCCAGTTTTGGACCTCACTTTGGACTTCTGAGCGCCAGTATTGGACTTCACCTTGGACTTCTGAGTAGGAGTATTGGATTTCACTTTTGCACCTTCTTCCAGTTCACCCTGACTTTGGGTTTCTCTTTGGCTGCGTATACCTGCATGGCGGCTTTGTCTCGCGCCGGGTTGGTCACCTGGGAGTAGATGACGGTGGAGGTTATGGAGCGATGTCCAAGCCAGTCTCGGATCATGAGTAGGTCCATACCCTGATTGACGAGGTGCACGGCGATGGAATGCCGCAGCACATGGGGATGCTGGAGTTCACGGGGCCACCCGGCTTTAGATCCGTAATGCCGCATCATGGCGAACATCAGCTTGCGGCTGACCGGGGACTGGCGCTTGGTCACGAACAGCGGACCAGGATCCCGACCTCGCACCTTGAGCCAGGCGCTGAGCGCTTTGACCTCGGCGGGGGAGAGCAGATACTCCCCGGACTGGGAACCTTTGGCGCGGTGGATGAACAGGCGCTGCTCATCCGGCTTGTAATCTTCGAGCATAATCGCTCCGACCTCGGACGCGCGTAATCCACGCCAGTAGGCGACAGTGAGGATGGCGTAATCCCTCACGTTGTCTTTAGCGGCGTTGAGTAGGGCTTCGATTTGGGCTTCGGTTGCGTACTTCACATGGACCTCCGGAATGCAAGTTTAGTTTCTAAATTAGACATAGCAGTAATACTGTCACTCAGAGTTTTGTTGATGTCAATAGAGTTATTCGATTCGGATATGGAAAACCTCCATTCACGAGACATTACACTGGAAATTTTGGTGGGAATTCCGCTCTGAAATGTCACATTGGGAATCACAACTGAACGTCACATCGGAGGGTGCGGAGGTGAGCTTCGGAGGAACGAATGGGAGTGAGCGGACCCTCTCACCTCCGCACGACGGAGTCAGACGAGGAGGTTGCGTCTGATGTTGAAACTATAGCATAGCGGAAGTGAATGTCAATAGTGAAGGTGAATGTCAATAGTGAAGGTGAATGTCAATAGTGAAGGTGAATGTCACTGCTGGAATTGAACGTCAAAACAAAAATCGGGGTGGCCACTCATCGTGACCACCCCAATGCGGAATTGAAAGATGAACTGAGACTACTTGCTTGCGAGTGCGTTGGCGATAGCGGCGGCGATGGCTGCGCTAATAGCTTTCAGGGACGCGTCGTCAATCGAGACCGCCCGTGCGGTGAGGGTATCCCCTGCACCTTGCTGTACGGGATTCCACTGGTTGTCAATAGCGATGTCGCCATGGCGTACAGCCTGCTTTGACACCAGATTGGCGGTCTCAACGGCGTTCTGGAGCGCCTGGGCTGCGATTTGATTCAGCCGAGTCTGCTCAATTAGCGCCTGACGTGCGGTCTGGATGTCCAGGTCTTGGTAGACATCATAAGTCCGTTTGATATTGGCAAACGTCACGCGTTGGTTCTCGTTGTGAGCTTCGCTAGCGGTAGCGCTAGCGTTCTTGAACGACTCGTCCGTACCCGTTTCGAACTCGCGTTCGCCCTGGTTTGGAGTTGCTACTTCCGGCATAATCTGATTCTCCCTTCGAAGGTCAATACTGCTACTGCCTATGATCATCCAACAGCTTGTGAGGAAAGTCAATAGCATTGTGGAATGAGGGGGAGTCCGGGGGTCGAACCCGGCGTCCTTGATCTAGCGGGGCGGCCAACCCCCGCCAAGGCTCGGTCTACCATCCAGCTTGACTTCCCCATTCACTATTCACTTCTCACTATGGAGTGTGAACGTCTCCAGCGAGTCCGGATTCACGCCTACAGCCGACGCGGCTGCGTGAAAGCCGCTGAGGAACCCGGACCAGGGACAGGAATCCCAGTGGTACGCTTTGGTATTGCCGCCTCGGTAGGGCATGCAAGAGCACAGCAGGCATTTAGACCACCACTCCAGACTCCGATTGAGTTTCTGCTTCAGAATCTCATGCTGCTCCATTCCCAACTCCGCTGTGAATCCCATCTGCTATCAAAATGCGGCGGCCAATCCAGCGCACTACTGGTACAGCCATTGAATTTCCGATCACACGGTACCTTTGCCCATCCGGAGCGGGTTTACCACGGAATGTCACAAGCGTATAGTCATCCGGCAGTCCTTGCAGCCGCTCGCATTCACGCGGGGTCAGGATGCGAGGACCCATACTGTCAAGCACGATCATTCCCCTAGTCAGATCGTCTCTCGCATGCCCAGGCCTGCGTCCTCCCTTGCTGGTGCTGAGTAGCGTACCTGCAATCGGAGCTGCCGTCACTCCATGGCTCGTTTCCGCATCGCCTCCACTATCGGTTCCATTTCCGGCGGCGTTTTCCTGTTTCGCAGCTTCATTCTCCGCAGCAGCATTCTGCACATCCCGGGAGTCAAATAGTACCGCTGCGGCACGCCGCCAGTCTCCAAGATATCCGACAACGAAGACGCGACGGCGCCGCTGGGGCACTCCGAAGAACTGAGCGTCCAGCACTCGCCAGGCGCAACCATACCCGAGTTCCGCCAGCGCTTTGAGGATGGCTCCAAAGTCCCGTCCCGCATTTGACGACAGAACACCAGGGACGTTTTCCCAGACCACCCAACGAGGCCGCAATCTGCCAGCAAGGCGGCAAAACTCGATGGCCAGGTTGCCACGTGGGTCATCCAGTCCGCCTCGCTTTCCGGCGATGGAGAACGACTGGCAGGGAGTTCCTCCGGCCAGAATGTCAACTGCACCCACAGTTTCGGTAATTTGTGTGAAGTCCCCATAGTTTTTGACTTTCGGGTAGTGATACTCAAGCAGCGCCGAGCAGAATGGGTCGATCTCAGCAAACCATGCTGGGTGGAGCCCCAATGGCTCCCACGCAACTGTAGTAGCTTCAATACCGGAACATACGGATCCGTAAGTCACGTTGAACCTCCTAGTGACTATCAGTTACCAGTATCGAATATCGAAACTCACTGGTGCTTTGAACCCGGCTCTGGTCCCGGCTCCGACTCCAATTCCGGCTCCGGCTCTGGCTCGACCTCCAGCTCCTCTTCCAGCTCCTCGTCTGCATCTGCTTCCTCTTCCGCTTCTGGACCCGGCTCCACTTCCAGATCCGGTTCTTCCTCCAGCTCCTCTTCCGGCTCCAGTTCCTCTAGCTCATCCTCTTCCTCGGGCTCCTCATCCTCTTCGAGCTCCCCGTCCTCGAGTTCGTCTTCATCCTCAAGTTCGTCTTCATCTTCGAGTTCGTCTTCGAGTTCGTCTTCGAGTTCGTCTTCGAGTTCATCTTCATCCTCGTCCTCAAGCTCCTCATCCTCTTCGATTTCATCCTCGTCCTCGAGTTCATCTTCATCCTCGAGTTCGTCTTCGTACTCATCATCCCAGCACTGGTATGTGCACAGCATTGGATCTGTATTCCGCACTGCAATAGCCTCCACGGTTTCTACGCAATGATTGCCATTCTCATCGCTCGCAGCGGCGATGATTAGATTCGTTGTCACCATCCTACGGATGGTGATTTTCGGATTCGGTTCATACACCTCGGCTATGAACGTATCCAGCGAGTACCGATTCACATCGTCGGTTTCGCTTGTGACGTCGATAGGCTCCAGTTTTCCGACGAGGGGAAGCTGGAGGGGGAAGATCATATTGCACCAACGATTGACATGGACGCCGTGGTCCACGGCCTGGCTGAGGGTGGCATTGCCCATGTCGGTGATGCGGATCGGATTGACTCCGTCCACTGCCGGGAAGATGTGAGTGCTGGTTTCCATACCGGAATTCTACACCCAAAACGGGAATCAGTCATCACCGGAAACGAGCCAGGAAGGCAGATATCCGGTGCAGAATGGAGCGCAGAATGCCCCGCGCTTGGCCAGATTTGGCCTCAGAGCGATTTTCTGAGGCTGGTAAGGGGTTCGGGTACCCCCCGGACTCATCGACGCGTCCTGAGCCAATTCTGGGCCCATTTTCAGTTCCGGAACCGGATTCGGTAGCGGATTGGGCTGGTAATGTCGCACTGGAGCTGGATTCGGCAGCGGATTGGGCTTGTAGTAGTGCATTGTGATCCTCACGCGGTTGCGACGGCGAGCACTGCGAGGCCGACGATACCGGCGAGCACGACGGTGTCGGTGTCGATGTTGGCCCCGGTGTCGGAGTAGTAGACATCGGGGCCGCCTTCGAGAGGGGGCGCGTCGTCCTCCAGCACATCGGAGAGTTTGGCGTTGGGGTCAATGCCGGTCCACGTTGACACGTTCTGGATGTAGACTCCGGTAGGGTTTTCTTTAGGCGGAGCGTACTTGGAGATAAACTGCGCCAGCGTCATGCCCTTTGCGGCATCGAGTCGGATCTGGCGCAGCAGTCCCTCGTAGGATTCCTCATAGCTGGGCCAAGCTGCCCACTGCCTGCCGCCAACGGTAACCGGCACAGCTCCGGGCTGTCCCGCCCAGCTCAGATGCCCCACGTTCCACATCCCGTAGCGCGTCACGATCTGCATATTCACGCTGCGGGGGTCGAATGCGCCTTCCTGGCGGATGATGGCGTCAGCGAGTTCGCGGATGGATGCCATGGGTACACGATAGCGGCAGTGGGGCTGAATGTCAATAGCGGCAGTGGGGCTGAATGTCAATAGCGATTGCAATAGCGATTGCGAAATGTCACATGGAAATCATGCAGCAGAATTCATTGCGAAATGTCTAATTGAATTTCAAAACTCAATGTGACATTACAGAGGAAAATTTGCGATTGTTACAATCGTGTTAATTTTCACCCTGAAAATCACGGGAGGGAGGCCAAGGAGCGAGGAAAGGGGGGACTATAGGGGGGTATGGAGTGAGGATTATGGAGGGTGGGAGCCGTTAGGCGATACGCGCGCGCACGCGACTCCACTTGTATAAATTTATACAAGCGCTATCTGGAGCAAAGAAGGGGAAAGAGGAAAAAGGAGGGAGGGGGACTATAGGGGCTGTCTCTTATACACATC